CACCAATCACGCCCAGCGGCATTTTGCTGGGCAAATAACAATGCGACAATAAAAGTTACTGGTAAAGATTACGCAAAGTATCATTCAGTTTGGCGAGCAGCGGTGTATTTTTCACACGGCTATTATCCAGCGTTTGAGGATTCCATTGTTTTTAAAGATGGAAACAACGCTAATTTTAGGATTGATAATCTGTTAGTAGTACACCCAAGTGAAGATGAGTGTACGGTGATGGATTTTGCAACTGAGCATAATTTATCACCACAAACGGTTAACCATCGCATGAAAAATGCAGACCGTTATCCGCGCACAATACGCAATTACACGGTTTATTTTTATAAAAAAGATTTGTTTATGAAAAACTGCGGTGATTTAATTGGTAGACGTGGAAAAGTGATTATTGATGATGAGAAAATTTACAGAAAACCAGTAACTGAAGCAAAGCGCGGTAACAAACTAATCCGCGCATTTTTAGCCACACATTTTTTAATGCCAACAACTTGGGAGATGACTTTATGCAACTAAAAAAACTACGCGCCAACGCAATCATGCCAGAATTTAAAACGGCTGGAGCTGCTGCTATTGATTTGCATGCTTGCATTGATAACACAGAATTATTAACGCCAGAATTTCCTTTGCTAATACCAACTGGCATTGCAATCCATATTGCTGATAAATCTGTCGTTGGGTTGATTGTTCCTAGAAGTGGGTTAGGGTTTGGCTATGGCATTGGGTTAATGAATACTGTAGGCGTAATTGATAGCGATTATCAAGGCGAAATTGTTGTTAAATTGCGTATGACACATGGTGACAGTTATCGCGTTCAACCTAACGAGCGTATTGCACAAATGTTTTTTGTGCCTTTACTGCGTCCAATTTTTGAAGAAGTTGATGAGTTTACAGAAACAACTGAGCGTGGTGTGAATGGTTTTGGGAGTACGGGGAAATGACGGCAGAACAATACATAAAACAACAACAAGGTTATTTGCGTCAATTGTTGTGGTTGCTTAACGCAAGTAGAATTGGTGAATTGCATACGTTAAAAGTAAAAGAGGATAAGAAATGAATTTATTAAATACGAAACAAATTGCGGAATTAGTAACAATTGCAAGCAATCAATCAACCAGTAAAGATTTACATGATGAGTTTGACGAATGGAACAAAAAACAACGGTCATTTATTGAGCCAAATTGGAATCGTTTGCCGTCAAAAATAAAATATTGCCATTTACGACATTATTATTTTGATGATATTGGGAATGAAATTGATTTTGAATTTATTATTAACTTTGAACGACCTGCAACACCACACCCACACGCGGCTTTAATGGCGAAATATGCAGAGGTAGCGGCTAGACGGGTTGACCCTTGGGTTGAGTTTCAAGTGTATAGTTACCCTTTTAGTTATTGGGTGACTTTAGAAACCCCAACCTTTTTCGATTCAGTGCAGAGATACCGCTACATTGGAGATGATAAATGATTGCCACAACAGCCTATATTTTAATCAGCACACTTATAAACAACGGCAACATATCGCAGTCAACAGCAACGTTTGCAGACAAAGCATCATGTGAAAAAGTAGCACTGCGCCAAGATTTTGTTTATAAAGATATGCACTTTAATGGCAAATGGAATCTTACTTGCCACCCTTACACGTTAAATGGTGAATCCAAATGAAACAATGCACCAAGTGCTTAGAAATGCGCAATGACAGCGAGTTTTTTGCATATCGCACGATAATGTATAATCGCAAGAATGATAATTTACCGCATGACGTGTGCAAAGATTGCTACGATTGCAGAGCAAAACGTAAACAATTAAACGAGCCTATTTCAGAATCAACAAGGCTTTCACGCTTGTTTTTATCAACGCATTATGTGAAACCTGCTAAATGGGAGTTAACTTTATGCTAACAGGCGACAGTGTACACGCGCCAGTGCATTATAAAGGCGATAAAATGGAATGTATTGACGCAATGCAGGCAATGTTAAGCCATGACGAATTTCGTGGATTTCTGCGTGGTAATATATTCAAATATATGTGGCGATATAAAGAAAAAAATGGCATTGAAGATTTGCGCAAAGCCAATTGGTACTTAGAAAAATTGATTAAACTGGAGAATTTCTAATGATTTATGATTTCAAAGGCTACAAAGTAGACCAAGACCCAACCATTAAAGCACTGCGAGGTCAAAAAATGCGTGATTACATGGCGCGTTTAAAACATTTTGCAGATAATCCAATGCCGCAATTAGCAGTCAGTGAGCTTGTTATTGAAAGTAGGCATAGATGAAACCACGACTTAAAAAGATTGGCAGAATCTGGTTATGCTACACACAAACAACAATTGTTTGTACCGGTTTAACACCTGAACAAGCTTACAATAGATGGTTAGCAAAAAACAAAGCCGCTGAATAAGCGGCTTTTTTATTATGGAGTTAAAAACAATTCTGACTCTGCTTTGCGCCTGCGAATCCATTAGAAACCTTGCCGCCAGACTTATTCCATTTGTGAAATTCAATTGCAGCACCAGCATAATCACCAGCATTTAATTTTTTAAGAAGGGTTGAATCGCCTAAACCTTCTGCAATATCGTCCTTGTCAATATCAGAACCGCAGTTATAAGCAAACGATACCAACGCATCAAATTGGTTTTGTGTAATTGGAACTTTAACAAGCGAAGTTACATCTTTTTCAAATTGAACAATAGTTACTTTTAGTAATTCTAAAGCCGCTAATTCTGTAGGCAGTGTTCTATTTTTTCCAACTGGCGTACCATCACCATAAAAAGTTGAACCATAACCAATTGTCCATTTTCCTGCTGGGCAAAGATAAGCTGCTAATTTACAACCCTCAAATTCTTTAATAATATTAAAACATTTTTGCGATGCTTTCATTTTCTATCACCCATAATAAATAGAGATGCCGCCAGTGTTGATAATGCCGTCTGTTGTGGTTCTGTTAACTCAAAACCAAATGCAGCAGCAGACGCAAAGATTCCTAGCCACGTTGTTTTTTCCATTAGCCACGCTAAAATAACTTCTTTCATTTTTTTTCTCTTAGTTGCAAAATTGTTTTTAATTTTTGCGATAACCGAATCATGTCGTTATCAAGCACACGAATCTGGTCTATTAAATCAACTAACACTTTATAATTTTCTTCAAGCAATGGTCTGACTTGCACCGTTGCCCATACCCACACGAAATAGACAATATATCCCATGCCGCTTGCCGCAACAATAGGAAAACCATACTGGTCTATAAATGCAGATAATTCCATGCTAGTCCTTACGTTGCACTGTTGAATTTTTTAAGCGTTCTGATTTTTCTTCTTCAAGTGGTAAATTTGTCATTTGAGAAACCAAACCATCAATTCGAATTATATCAAGCGACATGGCTTTGACGCGCGTATCAAGTTGCTTAATGATAAAAATAAGCTCTTTAATTCTTGAAAGAACGCTATCAAGTAAAAATTTTTGCGTAAGAAATACAAAATACATGCCGATGCAAGCTGCTGCAATTGGAAAGCCTACTTCACTTATAAATTGCAGCAATTCCATTATTTACTCGACCACCAGGTAAGAAAAGAAAACAACGCGCCAACCGTAAAAACAATCCCACCAATAAAGCCCTTGTATCTTGATTGCTCTGTTTTCATTTCATCAAGTGCATGGATTATTGCATCGAGTTTTTTCCCTCTATCTTCAAACACTTCCTCTAGCGCGTCCATGCGCTGTTCAACTTTTGCAAGACGACATTTTTCATCAGGCATTGTCTTATCCTATAATTTTAGTCATAGACGCTTGTGAAATTGAGTTACTATCTACCAAAAACTGCAATACTTCCGCAGCAGGCTCAACTTCAAGTGGTTGCGCAAACTCAATCTTAGATGTAATGATTTCTGGCGTTTTATCGCTGTCCCATTTAGCCTTTTCTGCAAAAGTAAGATTTCTGCGTACATCATCGCTTGATATGGTACGAGTTGGAGCAATTGGCTCTGGAATTACTGGTGCTGTCCAAACATCGTCAATTAATTCCCAGCCGTTTTGCACATCATCGGGAACATCAGTGTCATAAAAAACAGCTATATCGGGGTGATATATTTCAAAAGGGTCTGCGTGTGCAATATCACGGATTTTATTATTTTCTACCCATGCTTTCATCTTAATACCCCTCTGTCCAATATAGAATTACTGCACCTGCGCCACCTGCGCCAGAAGATACGGGGGTTGTTGCACCATTATTTGTCAGAGAAGCTCCTCCGCCACCACTACCAATACCACCGATTCCTCCAGTCACACTGCCAGCATCAGCAACAGTTGAATAAAATATAGCCGCACCTCCTCCGCCAAAAATTCCACCTTGCCCACCAATTACAGTCTGTCCTGTTGAATTTTGTATAGCTGCTGAAGAACCTCCGCCACCGTATGCACCGCCCATACCACCTAAAGGAGCACCAGAAGTACCACTACATCTTGCAGAGCCTCCCCCACCGCCATTTAAACCATTACCGCCTGTAGCACTGGTACTACCACTAAAAGCACTACCTCCTCCGCTACCAAAAACTTTTTTTGTTAAAATAGCATTAAAAATAGGTTCTGCATTATTAGCAATACTTGACCCATTACCACCAGTTGGAGCTGAAGTTAGACCACCAATAACATCAATTCCTGAACCACCATATGACGTAGTAGAAACACTCGTAGTTCCACCACCACTACCAATGTTGACAGCAGAAGGGAATATTGCTCCTCCGCCACCAGTAACATTGTTGCCTATAGTAACATTGCCACTATTAGCCCATGTTCCTGCACCCCCTGTAGCTCCATAAGTATTAGAAAGAATAGCTATTGAGCCACTATTAGCAAATAATGAGCCACCGCCAGTAGCGGCACAGGTACCTGAAATTGCGTTAGTGCTGATAGAACCAGATATACCGCCAGTAAAACCATTTCCTCTGGCGGAAACCACAGCAGTTCCTCCCGATGGAGAAGCACAAGTGGCAGTAACAGAGCCGATACCTCCACCGCCACCTGTGCAAGTGATTATAGAGCCTATACTACTAGTACCGCCTGCATTACCATTAACAGTACCATTTGCCGCACCAGCCGCCCTAGAAACTGCAACTCCTCCAGCACCAACCGTAATAGTTGGTAAAGTTTGATTAGGAACAACGTCTATTGTAGCAATTGCTACTCCACCTGCTGCGCCACCTGTAGCAAGTACGCCCGAACTGCTACTACCAGCCGCACCGCTTCCTCCTCCGCCAACGACTACGGCTAGTATTTGATACACGTTTTGAGGGACAACAAAATCATTGAACGACCCTGCTTGCATATAAACTTTATGATTTTTCCATTCAGGTGGAGCAACACGAGTTGCCACATTAGGAGGCAGTGGATAACCGTAATTTCCTTTATTCATTAGAAATCTCCTGCATTAACAGCAATCACGTTAAATGCTTCGGCATTATTTGTAGATGCGTATAAAAGTGAATTGGCTTGTAATACCAAACCGTTTTGCATAAACGATGCATTTTGTGATGTAAGCACAGTTTGAAAGCATGGTGTTGTTGCCGCTGCTGTAACAGCCAAAACAGGAACTTCAGCAATTAAGCGTTTAGTTGTACCTGCATCAATACTGCTAAAAAAGCGAATCATACCCGCTGTTGTTGTGCCTGTTGCTTGAATAATAAGTGAGTCAATTCGTGAACCAGATGCACCTGCTGTGTAAACTGTACCAAGTGTTCCTGTACCATCGCGGGCAGTATTGGCTGTTGATATTTGTGCGCCACTGTTTTTAGCAGTAGATGCATAATTTGCTGTAGTAGACATTTAAATGATTCCTGTATTTATTAAAAGAAAACTTGGAACTTGATTTGGAAACGGTTGCGTTTCAGTAAAAACTATATCACCCGTCATTATGCCACCGCTGACAGGAAGATAACCTATTCCTGGATTTGGATTTACCCATACGCTGCCAGTCCAAACTTTCATAACACTACTCGTGCTATTCCAATATAGTGCGCCAACAATTAAGGCATTGCCGTCATTATCAACTGACGGTTCAGATGCTTTTGAACCAAGATAGCGGTCATCAAATGAATCATAGCTTGCTGCTGCGGCATTTGCTTGAGCAGTTGCTAAACCAACTTGCGCAGCAGCTAAAGCAACCTGTGCTGCTCCGTTGTTGGTTGCGTCAGTTGCACTTGCAGCAGCATTGCTTGCGCTAGTTGATGCTTCACCTGCTTTTGTTACGATATAATTTGCAACAGCAACCTGCTGTGTAAAACATGGAACAAATCGCGTTTTCCAGCCTCCATCACGCAACCCTGTTGTTGCATTGTTGTCATCGGTAACGGTTGAGCCATCACCTCCAACCGCAACGTCAAATGTAACTGAACTCATAGTAATTCCTTAATCTCGTATGTTGTTTGGTAACGTGTATTGTATGGCTGAGAAATTGGCGACAATGCGCGTAAACGCCCAAGAAATGCACGTCTATGCAAGTCTAACGCAGTATTATCATCATAAATATAAACCACCTCTGCGTCCACTCCGCTTATTTTCATAATATCGCCATTAATGATTGATTCATTATATGTCAAATGATCTAAAGTAAATTTTGCCACTCGGTATGATGTTCTTCTATCAAAAAATTCTGCACCGCTTAAAGCCACGTCAATAATTGTGTTTGCTTCATCGCCAATTGATGCGCCAAGACTCATATTTAAAAATGGTTGATAAACTGCACCTACAAAAATACGTCCTAATTCAACATAGCCATCATTGTTTGTGCTGTCAAAAAATTCAATTTGATAATATTGCGCTGATTCACTTGTGTCAGGA